TAAAATGGGTTGTTGCGATTGTAGACTAGTACACGAGATGAGATTCAAAGTAATCAGAGTGGCAAAGACCTATAAAGACGGCAGAATGAAATACGAAGATGTAAAAGACAAGACTTTACGAATTGCAATGAAGGGTAAGCGTAATTTCAAAGATACAAAATATGAAAGGTCTAAAATATAAAGTGGACAGATTTGTTAAAGCTGTTGTTTATGGTTTTAGATGTGCATATAAGTTCTATAACGATGCAAACTACAGAAAACAAATAAAGAATAAAAAACTAGCAAAAGAAAAGTATGGCTCTGGCTATCTATCTTCAATAGGTTATCTAAAAACAAGACTATTCAAAAAAGACGGTAACAAATGCAAATGGTGCAATAGTGTAATGAGTTTTAGAGACGCTTCGATAGACCATATTGTAGAAGTAAGCAAAGGAGGAACAAATGATTTGAGCAACTTGAGACTTCTACACAAGGAGTGCCATGTTACGAGACATAAAAGTGGTGTATAATGTGTTTGTAGGATGACCGAAGTGTCAGCATCAATCCCTATATGTTTGTGTCTAGTCTCTTTTTAGAGGCAACGAGGAGGAATCCTAAGTCTAAAGTAGACATAAGCAGTGGGGTTTTTTGCTTTGTGGATAACTCCCTTTAACTTTCTATAGTAAGTGATATAGTAGGGGAAGTAGAAAGTTGTTTACACCCTCTCTCGAAAGGGAGGGGATTACTTTTCTGGCGATTAGTACCTCTTCACCATTAGGTGGAGGGTGTAGACCGCTTTTGATAAGTGAATTGATGGAGGGGGAAGCTGGTGTAAGTACTCACCTATAGCCGTTTAAAGAAGAATGCGGGATAGCTACCTTCGATAAATCTTTATGCCCCTCGCCACCAGTTCGTTTAAGTGAGTTTATGGGGGAATTGGAAGTATCTTTGTTTATACGGCACAACTAAACAAGGAGAAACGTGCTTCCCCACCAGTTCACTTAAGCACCTTGTCATCATGATTGTAGGATTTTGCCTGAATATTGAATAGGGCGAGCATGACCCTTTCGAGGGTTAGGGATTACACTTCCTGTAATCATGGTGAGAGGGTGGTTATAACTTATCCACTTTTACATACATCACAACACTGATATACTAGACACATGTCAATCAATGACTACATAGCAAGTAGGGTAGTAGAAAAACACGACAAGCAAGCTCGTTTAGAGAAAGCAGCTATGAAAAAGAAGAACGTTAAAATCGCCAAGAAGCGAAGATAAAACATGAAACGAGGATTACTACACAAAAGTATAGAACTCTCGTTAAAATGCAATTTTGAGCCAATTAGACCCATTGTAGAGTACTCATTCACAGAGATAATACTCCCCATAGCACCTCAGCAGTGTAACCAGTGTGGATATAACTACATACCCACAGAACATAACGAAACCTGTCTCATTTGTATAAGAAACATTGATAGAACAAAGCTAGAGAAATTAGAACTACTATTCAGTCTCAGCTTTTAATGATATAATCTAAGCAAATGGAAGGAATGACAAAAACAGAATGGAGAGAAAATATACGAGCAATGCTTATTGGGCAGTGGAACTTTATCCCCACAGAGGAACAACTCAACGAGATTTTAGAAAAAGGCATAGAGAAATCGTATAACTCTATTGAGGAATATATAAAAACACACTAATATGCCAGCAGGAAGACCACCAAAGTTTGAATCAGTAGAACAACTAGAATCTCTTATAGAAAGCTATTTTATTAACTGTGACCAAGAGAAGAGACCATACACAATAACAGGACTAGCACTATGGCTTGGAACAACAAGAGAAACACTATTAGACTACAAAGAAAAACCAGAATTTTCTGACTCTATAAAAGCAGCTAAGTCAAGGTGTGAGAACTGGGTAGAAGAAGGAGCACTGATGAATCGAGTAAACGCTACAAGTGCAATATTTAACTTAAAGAACAATTACGGTTGGAAGGACAAGACCGAGCAAGATATAAATAATCCAGATGGTAATTTAAAAACAATAACCATCTTTAAGAACAATGGAAGCCAAGATAAATCTACTACCTAAACAGGCAGATGCTTTTGATGCCTACCAATCAGATTCAATCACTGAACTTGGTTATGGAGGAGCAGCAGGAGGTGGAAAGAGTAGACTAGGATGTTATCTAGCTATATACATCGCAGAAGCATTCCCACGTTCACGAGGAGCAATAGGACGAAAAGAGCTAAAGACATTGAGACAAACTACACTTGCCACTTTATTTGAAGTATTCAATGAACTAGGATACAAGGCAGAGCATGACTTTAAGTACAACGCACAAGATTCTAAAATTACATTTATCCCTAGCGATTCAGAGATTCTTCTCCTTGATACTGCATATTCACCACAAGACCCAGAATATACTCGGTTCGGTTCATTGGAACTAACATGGGCTTGGATTGACGAATCAAACGAAACACCATTGAAAGCTAAAAGTATTCTAAAGACACGAGTAGGACGAAAGAATGTATTTAACGGAGTGACTATCAAGAACTTTTGGCTAGAAACATTTAACCCAGATAAGGGGCATGTGTACTCAGACTATTACAAGCCTTGGAAGGAAGGAAAACTGCCGTATTACCGAGCATTTATTAGAGCTACAGCAGGGGATAATCCACATTTACCACAGGCGTACATAGAAAACCTGAGACGGTCAGATAAGATGACACGAGAACGTCTGCTTGAAGGTAACTTTGAATATGACAACGACCCAAGTATTCTCATCGCAACAGACGCACTAGAAGATTTATGGACTAACACAGTGGAGAAGTTTGATAAGAAGTTTATCGTAGTAGACGTTGCAAGATACGGAGGAGACAAGACTATTATTACCACATGGGATAGCTTTGAAGTAATAGAGATAGAAATCTACCAGAAGCTTGGTGTTGATGAAGTAGCAGATAAAGTGAAAGCAACAGCAGCTAAGTACTTTGTGCCTTTCTCAAAGATTATTGTAGACGAGGACGGTGTAGGAGGTGGTGTTGTAGATGTCCTACGAGGAGTGAAAGGTTTTATGGCTAACCGTACACCATTTCTCAATAGATTCACTGGACTACCAGATAACTTTAAGAACCTAAAGACACAATGTGCATATCTATTAGCTGATTATGTGAACAATCACAAGATTGCTATTAAAAATGTGAGCGAGGATATTAAGCAAATGATTCGTGAGGATTTAGCTTGGATTAAAAGAAAGAATGCGGATAAGGACGGTAAGCTAGAAATCATGTCAAAGGACGAGATTAAAGAAAGTTTGGGAAGAAGTCCTGATATTGGAGATACATTGATGATGCGAATGTACTTTGAGCTAGAACAACCAACACAAACAACAAAGAATCTTGACCCGTTGTCACTCTTATTAGCACGAAGAAAAGCAGGAACTCAAGAGAAAGTGAATAACTCGTATCTCTAATATGTGGAAAAGTATATTGACATTTAAAATTATGTTATAATTACACCATATGAAATATAACTACGAGCTATTTAACCTCAAAGCACAAGTCAAAAAAGAACTTGATGACTACTTTGACACAAAGATTGTTATCGGTGGCACTAAAGACAGAAAAGGAAAGGGATATAAGTTCAATCAGGCAGACACTCTCAATCTTATTGAGTTTGTGGGAGCATCTAAGTTTGAAAAAGGAGAAAAAGATTCAGAAGGATTTGAGAAAGTATATCTCAACTCATCAGTATTCCGAGCAGACGTAGCATCAAAGCAGATTGATATTGATGTAAAAGACATTGCAATTATTCCAGAGGATTCAATGTCTGATATACCTTGTACTATTGCTCGTAAGAAGTTTAAGGATTGGGCTAAAGAGGTAGGACTTGGTATTGACCTCAACGACATGGTAGAGAAGTACCCTTTCTACGGTTCATTGGTAGTTAAAACACGAGGTAAGGAGTTTGATATTATCGACCTCAACAAGCTACGCAATCAACAGGACGCTAAGTCACTCAACGAAGCTAGTTATGTGATTATCGAACACACCATGAAGCCTTGGGAAGCACAGCTTATGCCTGATTGGGACTTATCAGGATTAGAGTACGAGTGGGACGAAGACCTTGTGATTCAAGAGAGATATGGACGTGTGCCAAAGCAATTCTTCGATGCCACAGCAGATGATGACGAATCAGTAGATACCGTGTCATACGTTGTTCTAAGTACTAAGGCAAATAAGAAAGACGGCGATGTGCTCTTCATCGAGGAGATAAAGTCTCGACCTTTCAAGGAGTGTCACTGGAAGCGTAGAGCAGGACGATGGCTTGGTATTGGAGAAATTGAAAACAACTTTGAAAACCAGAAGGCTCGTAACGCAGTATTCAATATGCGTATGCGTTCTACCTTATGGTCTTCTAAGAACATCTTTCAATCAACAGACGAAAGCATTGGAAAGAATCTAGTATCAGAGGTACGAGACGGTGAAGTATTGCAGATTATGCCTAATGGTAATATCACTCCAGTAAACACACAGACTAAGGCTCTCGCAGACTACAACGCTACTGATGATGTAGTAGAAAAGAACTCAGACCAGAAGTCATTTACTTATGAAGTTGCAACAGGTGAACAAATGCAATCAGGTACACCATTTAGACTTGGAGTATTGCTATCTAACTCAGTTAATTCACACTTCGGTCTCAAGCGAGAAAAGCTCGCACTGATGCTCAAGGAATTACTTTACGATTATATCTTCCCTTCCTTTGCTAAAGAGTTAAACAAGGAAAGCATTGAATATATCTATTCTGGGGTAGACGGTTATGAAGAACTTATTGAGCTTATTGCAAATGCAAAGCTTGGAGAGTTCATTGATAAGTCAGTATTTGAAGAAGGTCGTGTGCCATCACTACAAGAGCAAGCATCATATCGAGACGCTATCAAGGCACTACGAGGTGCAGATATTCAGATTCTCAAGGACTCTTTCAAAGATATTAAATACAAGATTGATATTGTCATTACAGGTGAATCAGTAAATCTACAAGCAAAGATTGAAACACTCACTAACCTTTACACTTCACTTGCACAACGTGGCGACCCTAGAGCTGATAAGCTTCTTGCTAAGATTGCTATCCTCACAGGAGAAAAGATGCCTATGGCAGACACCACAGCTCAACAGGTGCAGCCTAATCAACAACTACTCGGAGCATTAACAACAGGACAGCAAGAAACAAATCCAAATGCACAACAGCAATAACGACCTAATCGAATCAATTACCTCAAGTAAAGGCAACGACCTTTTACTTCTTCTTGATGATGTAAAGAACCAGATAGCAGACGCACGACTTGGTGACTACTCTACTGAATCAAGAAAGCTTGCTATAGAGGTACTCGATAAAGTGTTGTATAATAAAGTAAAGGCACTTCTAAAACCTCAGAAGAAAACTGAATCATTTATAGCAGGAATGTTATAGAACTTGGGGGGTGCGTCCCACCAACGCACATTATTCGCTTGGTAGTAAGCATATTCTACCTTTAACGCTTGGTGGTAAGCATGTCCCACTACAAACTTATGTCTGAACAAGACAATCGAGAACAGGAACTCTCAAATCCTGAAGAACAGATTGACATTAACTTAGATGAGGAAGTCATTGAAGAAGAATCAGAAGATTCAGAAGACAAGGACGCAATCATCGCTAAAAAAGATAGTGTCATCAAACAACTCACTGCTCGACTTCACAAGAAGAACAGTGAAAACAAGAACTTTAACAAACCAGAACCGAGGAAGGAATCTAAAGATGATATTAGACAGACTGTTGAACAGCTAAAACTAGCTGAATCAAAGCGACAGTTTGGATATGCTAATAAACTATCTCCAGAAGAAACAGACTACATGTTTAAGATTAATCCTAATCCTACAAGCGAATTATTAAACGACCCGTTTATAAAGGGAGGACTTGAAGCGATTAGAAAGTCTAAGCGTGTAGAAGAAAACACACCCAGATTCGGTTCACGTTCTCAGCGATTCGAGGTAGTCAATAAGAAAGACATGACAGCAGATGATAAACAAAAAGCATTTGAGGAGTTCATGAAATCACGACAGTCTCGATAGTTGATAGCGGTAACTAAAAACCATTATGGCTTTTTCAGACCCAACAGCTGCCTATACAGCAGCAGACCTCGCAGCAATGATTCCAGAAGTATAAACAATATCTGTACTTCTAAAATCGGATTTAATTGACTTGAAACCCAGAACGGGCAACAAGGCACAAGCACTCATCAATGTGGACACCATTATGATATAATTAGGATATGAAAATATCAAAATTACAATCAGCATATCTAGCAGGGCTAGTAGATGGTGAAGGATATATAGGCATATTGAGAGCAAAGAGGGGTAATAAAAAGCTATGGTCGTCTAAAAAAGAATTCGTGTTTAAACCAGCGGTTAAGGTAGCAATGACACATAAGGATATAGTAATATGGCTTTATGAATCATTTGGTGGAACTTTTGAGACAAGAAAGGCTCACCACAATGCAAGAGAAAGCTACTGCTGGGCAATACGAAACATGAAAGTGGTAGAGTTTATAAAAAAGATATATCCTTATCTTAAAGTAAAAAAGCGACAAGCAGAAATTATTTTAAGATTTCCTAACGGTAATGCAGGCTATCAATTAGATGATAGTACATACCAAAAACGAATCGAGTTATATGATAAGATTCGTGCATTGAATCAGAGGGGCAGTGTGAGAGACTAAATATTCCGACACCTATATGGTGATGCGATAGTCCGAACCTTACAGGAATGTAAGTAACATCAGGGACTGACATTGTTAACGAGCCAAACTTCCCTAAGGCAGTAGCGATGAACTTCTTTACAGACCTTTCATCGTTCGCAACAGAAGGAGGTGACCGTTTCCACGTTCCTAACATTTATACAAACATCTTTACTGCTTCTACTCAGTCAACACAGGGTAATGCAGTAGTAGACCAGTCACCAGCACAGGTAGACGTATACCTCGATGTTGATACTCACAAGTATGTAGCTTGGATTATCGGCAAAAAGGATATGAAGCAGCTCGCTTCAAAGTACATGCTCAATGAAAAGTATGCACGAGAAGCTAAGAATGTTCTTACGGTTGCTATTGAAGATTCAATCTTCGGATTGTACTCATCTTTGACAACTAACGTAGTAGGAGATACAGCTACAGTAGTAACAGACAACGAAATTGTAGGTTCTATTGAAAAGCTTGCGTCTCTTGATTACGACCTAGAACAGACAGCGTTCTTCTTCCACCCATTCGTTTACTGGAGACAAATTGTGACTATTGCTAAGTACTACACTTGGAATACATCACAAATCCCAGTTCTTCGAGATGGTAACTTCGGCCCGATGGACAAGTCACGAAGTCTACAGGGACAGATTTACGGTCAACCAGTATTCACATCAACACGAGTTATTAAGGGTCTCTCAACATATCGAAACCTCTTTGCACACCCATCAGCATTTGGATTTGCAATTCAGTCTGGTATGTCAGTAGACGCTCAGTACCTTCTCCAGAACCTTGGAATGCTTACAGTTGTAGATGTTATCTACGGTGTAGCAGTTCTCCGAGAACCTGCGGCAGTGTTATTGAATTCTAACGACACAGCTGTAACTTCATAATAGAAGTTATTGAAGTGATTGTTGCTTGGGGGTACATGCAGAACATTATCCCCAAGTATTCTGCCAACAATCCATATTAGTGTGATATAATTTAATCAAATGGACGAAACAATAGAAAAGACAGGTTCTTCTAAGCCAACTAAAACTTGGTTTATAGAAAGAGTGGGAGATGGATATATTTTCGCTACAGATGAGCGAGATGCTTGGAACATGCTCACTAATAAGTCTAAGTGGGTACGCCACGATTTCAAGATTGTGGGGGTATCAGACGGTAAAACATACTTTAAAATAATGGGTAGTGGTAAAGCAGAGATGCAGAACCTTATCGACAAAAAGATACAACTACAAACAACCTACCAAAAGTACTCAGATACAGAAGACCGACTACGATTCAAAGAACTAAAAGATGATTCAGACGAAATGGTGCAGAAAGTGACTAAAATCCTCATGGACTTATCAAAGGAAATTGCACAGATTGATAGCGACCTAAAGAACTTTAACCAGATTCTCACTAACAAGGCATTTAACGCAGAGTTAGAGATTGCACGAGGAAATATTGAGTTCCCTAGCAACCACGACATTATCACTCCAGTAGAATCAGACAGACAAAAAATATTAAATAATTTAAAAGTATGATTAAACAATCATTTGAACAACTTTCACCAGAGCATAAGCAGGTATTGCTTGATATTCAGAAGACAATCCCCCTTGAATGGCTACAGAAGGTAACGAAGAAGGTAGATATTGCTCCAGTGTCTAAAGAAATCATGGAACGAGCATTGCTTGACCCAGAAGTAGACGAAGAAACAAAGAAAGAGTTTAAATTAGTGCTTAATAGTGGGTACTTTAACCAGCAGATAGATGAAGAACAGGACGAAGTGACACAACTAATCAACGCTTTTGTAGAAAAAGAGATTATCAAAGCAGTAGCAGTAGGAAAATTGCCGAAGATGAAAAAGAAACGTTCATTTGAAGCAGCATTAAAAAGATTTAATACGTTAAAATCACAATATGAAAGAAACAATCAATAATTTACTCACTAAGACACAGACAGAGATAGATACTTGCACTATCATGGTGGGATTCTATGAGACACTTGCAAAAGGACAGGATAAAGAAGAAGCAGCAAAGACACTCCTCAAGGCTGAACAAGTAAAGACAAGTCTCAAGTTCAATACTGGATTCCATGAGTACCTTAAATCGCTATAACATAATAGGCTACGGTGTATGTGGTAAAGGAGAGCGGTATATTAAAGCTACTTTAGACCAATTCAAAGAGTTGTGTGACAAGGTGGTAATTGTATGCAACAACACAGATGTTAAAACAAAGAAGTTAATAGCTTCTTATGGGTTCGAGATACGAGAAGACAATCGTGTATGGGGAGAGAATCAACATAGAATCAAGGAAGACCTTGTATCATCGCTTGGTGTCTATAACCCTGATTGGCTTGTCTGTTTAGATATGGACGAAGTATTCCACGACATGACAAGAGAGAAGTTTGAATCTATTGCTGATAAGTGCAATTCCATGTACGTCTACATAGTGAACTTATGGAATGAAGGGTGGAAACGTAAGTGGAGCTTTTGGAATGTTAGAGCTTGGAAGTGGAATGGTGTAACAAACTTTGTTAATCGTCCCTTACATTGTGGGCTTGCACCTGAATGGGCGTACCATTACGGTTCGGAAGTTCCTGTATTGCTCATTCATTCTGGACTAAAAGACAAGGACAAAAGACAATCCAAAATTAAACGTTACGAGCAGTTTGACCCTAACGCTGTTTATAGGACACGAGAGTACTATAAAGGTCTATCAGACGATACATGCGAAGTATTGGACATTGATTCGGTACAAAAGATTATAGAGAAAGAGGTTGGTGCAATAAAAATGAAAAACATTACTAGTATCAAACCTCAAGTAATTCATATCATGAGTAAAGACGGTAGAGAAATAGATGTTCCTGATAGATTACTTGCTGAACACCTAAAGCGAGGATTTAAGCTAATTAAAACACTACAGTGAGAATATGTTACATTGGAGGATTTAAGAAGATGTGGGACGAAGAACATATAGCTCTTTCCCTTGAGAAAATTGGACATGACGTACATAGAATAGATGAGAATGCTCGGTGGTCTCAGATAATTAACGAAGTTATAGACTATAAACCCGATTTTGTACTCTTTGCTAAGTTTAGAGTAGCTAATGCCGACCTTGTGATGAAGGAGTTTAGAAAGAACAAGATTAAGACTGTGTGCTGGGTATTCGACTTATACTTTGGGTATAACAGGGAGTATCAACTGCGGACTGCTCAAATGTTCAAAGCTGATTATGTATTCACTACTGACGGTGGGCATCAAGAAAACTTTAGACTATATGACATCAAACATGGTTGCATAAGACAAGGTATATATGATGACGAGTGTGTCCTTATGCCGAGCAAGAAAGAGTATGATGTTATCTTTGTAGGCTCTATGAATCCTTATAATCGAGAACGCAACAATATGTTGTCTAAGATAGATAAAGACTATAACTTCCAATGGTTCGGTAAAGCTGACACTAACGAAGTACGAGGATTAGATTTAAACAGATTATACGGTAAGTCTAAGATAGTAGTGGGTGATTCAGTGTATTCACCTCATTACTGGTCTAATAGAATCGTAGAGACACTAGGACGAGGTGGGTTCCTTATTCACCAAGAGGTAGAAGGTCTGAAAGAAGAATATCCGTACCTTGTTACCTATAAACGAGGGGACTACGATGATTTAAAATCTAAGATTGATTACTACCTCACACATACAAAAGAGAGAAATGCTATAATTAAAAAGAACTACGAATGGGTACTCAATAATTACACCTGTTCTAAGCAATGCGAAAAACTATGTCAAAGCCTGTAGATAAATTAGAGTTCTGGAAAGAGCGATTAGATAATGCTAAAGCAAAATATCCTTTGCATTATTCTGTGTTTGTAGCTGGAGACAAGATGTGGAAAGATATTGAAAGTAAACACCGAGAGATACTAAATAAAGAAATAAAAGAAAGTGATAACGTTCTAGATATAGGCTGTGGGTATGGTCGTGCTTCAGAGATGGTGAAGGGTAGGTATACAGGGATAGATTTCTCACCTGACTTTATCAAAGAAGCTCAGTCACTTTACCCAAACAAGAAGTTTATGGTTGCTGATATTAAGAACCTCCCATTTAACGATAAAGAGTTTAACGTGGGGTTTATGATTTCAGTTAAAGCAATGATTGTAAATAACCTCGGGAAAGAAGAGTGGGACAAAATGGAATCAGAATTAAAAAGAGTGTGCAAGAAAATACTTGTATTGGAATACGGCACAGGTGACAAAGGATTAACTAATGGAGCAGAACACTATGAAACAATCTAAAGTAGGTTCAATAGTTTTAGCAACAGAGCAGGGACTGGGATACTTAGCCAAAGCATTTTATGATAATGGTCTGATTGACGTTGCATATGTTAAACCTCATACATCACGAACTAATCACTACGAATGGTATCCAGATAGAGTAAGTTCCGTAGATGAATTACTTGATTGCGACACGCTCATCTTCTTTGAAGAAGTGTTTGATTGGTCAATCATTCCAAAGGCACGAGCAAAAGGAATTAAAACTGTCCTTATGGTTATGTACGAATGCACACGAAATCCACTACCGTATGAACCAGATGTAATACTTTGTCCTTCCTTACTCGATTTGGACTACTACAAAGATAAAAATGCGTTCTTTGTTCCTGTTCCTGTAGCTGTTAAACACGCTATACGGCATGTAGCAAAGACTTTTGTACATAATGCAGGAAATGGTGGCTTGGGCGGTAGAAATGGCACTAAAGAGCTTATAGAAGCTTGGAAATATGTTAAAAGTGACGCTCGGTTGATTGTTCGTAGCCAAGTTCCTATTGCTAAAGTGAACGACCCACGCATTGAAATTAGAGTGGGAACATTTGACGATATTTGGAGCGAGGGTGACGTGTTCGTCTTTCCAGAAAAGTTCAATGGACTATCACTACCTCTACAGGAAGCATTTGCAAGTGGAATGCTTGTCATGTGTGGCGATAGATTTCCTATGAATACATGGCTGCCAAAAGAGCCTTTAATACCTGTTAGTGGGTATAAAAAAGAAAAAATAGCGGTAGAGTTTGATAGTGCTATATTTTCCCCATTGTCTATAGCAAGACATGTTGACGAGTGGTATAATAAGGATATTCAGAAGTATTCAGAGCTTGGCAAAGAGTGGGGTAAAAAAATGTCATGGAAGAATCTAAAAAAACTATACGAAAGTCATCTAAGGTAGTCATTGCAGGTCATTTTAACCCTACACATGTTGGACATTTGAATCTTATTGAAGACGCAAGAACTTATGGAGACAAACTTATAGTAATAGTAGCAAATGATGAGCAAGCTAAAAAGAAAAGAAGTGCTATATTCATGCCACTTGGGGAACGCATGAGACTTATTGCTAATATCAAAGGTGTTGACGAAGTTGTTGCATCAGTTGATTCAGATTCTAACGTGTGCAAGTCACTTGAAATGGTGATGCCTGATGTATTTTGTTCTGGTTGTGATGAAAGTCACCCAGATGCTATCGCAGAAAAAGAAGTGTGCGATAGACTTGGTATTATTACGGTGTATAATGTAGGTAATAAGAAGGTACGGTCTTCATCGGACTACCTAAACAATTATGTTAATTCCAGTTTCAAAACCTGACCTAAGTTCATTAGAGGAGCAGTACGCAACAGACGCTATTAAAAGCGGTTGGATTTCATCTAAAGGTAATTATATAGGCAAGTTTGAGAATGCTTGGGCTAGTTATAACGGATATAAATATGGAGTTGCAGTTAATTCAGGAACAAATGCTTTATTTATTGCACTCAAAGCTCTTGGGATTGGTAAAGGAGATGAGGTTATCGTTCCAGACTTTACCATGGTAGCTACTGCGTGGGCTGTAACGTACTGTGGAGCTACACCAATATTTGTAGATTGTATTGACAACCTAACTATAGACACTGCACAGATTGAATCAAAGATAACTGAACGGACAAAGGTAATAATGCCTGTTCATATTTATGGTAGACAATGTGACATGAAATCAATTATGCGTATTGCATATGAGTACAATCTTTGTGTAGTAGAAGACATGGCAGAAGC